AGGGAAAGACTCTGGCCTTTCTCCCCCCGAAGTCAGGGTCTCCGGCGGCCCCCAAGGGCGTGATCCCCCCACCGGGCCTGATCTGCCGCCCCCGTAGGGCACGTTCCCCCCGCCGCTGGAACGCCCGTTGAGCCGATACGGCTACGCGCACCAGCAGATGCGCGCCCGGCTGGCCCCGATCGTCGCCACCGGCACCGCTCGCTGTGCGCGCTGCGGCGAGTTCATCGGCCCCGGCGAGCACTGGGACCTCGGCCACGATGACCTCGACCCGGCGCGCTATGCCGGTCCCGAGCACCGCCGCTGCAACCGATCGACCGCAGCCAACGCCGCCGCCGCAGTCGCAGCAGCCGCGCCGGCCGCCGTTTCCTACCCGCTGGCCCGCGAGGGCGCGTGAGCCCGCGTCGCACCATCCCGCCGCTCGAAGCCGCCGTCCGGCGCGAGCTGCGGGAGCTGGCCCGCCGTTCTCCGGGCGCCGACAAGACTCCTGAGGCCGAGACGGCGCTCGCCCTGGCCCGGGCCATCGAGCAGCGGTGGTCGGACGAGGCCGGTCTCGTCCTCGCCGAGCCGCTCGCCGCTCGCGTCAGCGCCGCCCGCGTCCTGAACGAGACCCTCGACCGCCTGCGCGCCACGGCGCCGGATGAGAAGGCCGTCGACCGCGTGGACGACCTGGCCGCCAAGCGGCAGAAGCGGCGGGCGTCGTGAAGCCGGTCCTCGACATGGCCCGGCCGCGGGTCTCCCACTTCCCCGAGGCGACCTCGTCCGCCGGGCGGGAGGCGGTCGACCTCGCCCGCTTCGCCGGACTGGAGCTCGACCCCTGGCAGGCGTACGTGCTGGAGCACTCGCTCGCCGAGCGCCCAGACGGGTCCTGGGCCGCGCGCGACGTCGGCCTGATCGTCCCCCGCCAGAACGGCAAGAACGCCGTCCTGGAGGCGCGCGAGCTGGCCGGGCTCTTCCTGCTCGGCGAGCGGCTGATCGTCCACACGGCCCACGAGGGCGCGACGGCCGCCGAGTCGATGCGCCGCCTGGAGGAGCTGATCGAGGCGACGCCCGAGTTCTCGCGCCGGGTCAAGGCGTTCTGGCACGCCAACGGCAAGGAGGCGATCGAGCTGACCTCCGGCCAGCGGATCCGCTTCCGCACCCGGACCAAGGGCGGCGGCCGCGGCTTCTCGGCCGACTGCGTCGTCTTCGACGAGGCGATGATCCTCCCCGACGCCACCGTCAGCGCGCTGCTTCCGACCCTCTCGGCGCGGCCGAATCCGCAGGTCTGGTTCACCGGCTCGGCGGTCGACCAGGCCATCCACGAGCACGGCATCGTCCTCGCGCGTCTTCGCGAGCGCGGCCACCGCGGCGACCCGCGCCTGGCGTTCTTCGAGTGGTCGGCGGACGTGCGCGACATCGAGGGCCGCGAGATCGACCCCTCGGCCCTGACGGCCGAGCAGGTGGCTGACCCGGCGCTCTGGGCCGAGGCCAACCCGGCTCTCGGGGTTCGGATCTCCGGCGAGGACATCGAGGCCGAGCTGGCCGGCATGGACAACCGGGGCTTCGCCGTGGAGCGCCTGGGGATCGGTTCCTGGCCGTCCACCGACCCGGCCTTCGGGGCCGTCATCGACCTGACCCGCTGGCGCTCCCTGGCAGACCCGGGCTCGGCGATTGCCGGAGCCGTAACCCTCGCCTTCGACGTCACCCCCGATCGTGCCTTCGCCTCTATCGCGGCCGCCGGCACCCGCTCGGACGGGCGACTTCACGCCCAGATCATCGAGCGCCGCCCCGGCACCGGCTGGCTCGCCGACCGCGTCGCCGAGCTGCGCGCCGAGCACACGCCGGCGGCGGTGATCTGCGACGGAAACGGGCCCGCGGCGTCGCTGGCCGAGAAGGTCCGGGGCGTCTCGGTCCTGTCCTCGGCCGACTACGTGAAGGCGTGTGGCGCCTTCTTCGACCTAGTCGCCGAAGCCCGCCTGCACCACCACGGCACACCGGAGCTCGAGTCGGCGATCCGCGGCGCCTCCAAGCGCGCCCTGGTGGACGCATGGGCCTGGTCTCGCAAGTCGAGCAGCGTGGACATCTCGCCGCTGGTCGCCGTGACGCTGGCCTCCTGGGGCGCGGCAGCGCCTGCCCCGCGCGGTCGCTGGGGGCCGGCGTGAGCTTCTTCGGACGCCTGGCAAACGGAGTCCGCTCGGTGGCCCGTCGCTTCTCCGGCACCCCGTCCTGGCACGGGTACCTCGGCGGCAGCGCCGGGCTTCCGGTCGAGTGGCGAAAGCAGGTTGGAGACGGCTCGTCGAACTCGGCCGTGATGGCGCCGCTGATGTGGATCATGCGCACCTTCCCCGAGGCGCCCCCGATCGTGCAGCGCCTCCTAGAGGACGACCAGCTCGAGCCCGAGCGCCGCCACCCGATGGTCCGGCTGCTGCGCCGACCAAACCAGCACTACTCGGGCGTCGTCCTCTGGATGGCGACCCTCGCCTCCTTCTGCACCAACGGAAACGCGTACTGGATCAAGGTACGCGACCTCCAGGAACGCGTGACCGAGCTGTGGTGGGTGCCCCACTGGACGATCGAGCCGATCTGGACGCCAGACGGCACGGACTTCATCCACCACTACGAGTACCGGCCCAACGGCGAGTCAGTGCTGCTGCACCCCGACGAGGTCGTCCACTTCCGCTTCGGCCTCGACCCCGACAACCACCGAAAGGGGCTCTCGCCGCTCGCCTCTGTTCTGCGCGAGGTCTACACCGACGATGAGGCCGCTCGCTTCACTGCGGCGCTGCTGCGCAACATGGGCGTCCCGGGCATCCTCGTCTCGCCGAAGGGCGACTACTCGGCCTCCGACGAGGAGGTCGAGGCGGCCAAGCTCTACGTGCGCCGCATGTTCACCGGCGACCGCCGGGGCGAGCCGCTGGTGATGGCCGGCGCCACCGAGGTGAGTGCCTTCGGCTTCTCCCCCGAGCAGCTCAACCTGCGCGACTTGCGCCGAGTCCCTGAGGAGCGCATCTCCGCCGCGCTTGGTGTGCCGGCTGTCGTCGCCCAGCTCGGCGCCGGACTCGATCGCTCGACCTTCACCAACATGGGTGAGGCCCGGGAGATGGCGTACGAGTCGAACATCATCCCCACCCAGCGCCTGCTCGCCGAGGACCTGCACTACCAGCTCCTGCCGGACTTCGAGGCGGAGCCCGAGGACTTCGAGGTCGCCTTCGACCTGTCCAAGGTGCGGGTGCTGGCCGAAGACGAGCAGCGCAAGGCCCAGCGCTGGACCCAGATGGTCGGCGGCGGCCTCGCCACGGTGGCCGAGGGCCGCCGTGCCTGCGACCTGCCCGTCGCCACCGACGGCTCCCAGGACGTCTTCCTGCGCCCCGTGAACCTCACCGAGGTCCACGTCAACCCGGCGAATCGGCCCGCCCTTCCTCCGCCGCCGGATCCCGACGCGCCGGCCACCCGCAGGGATCTCGACGTGCTCGCCCTCACCGCCGCCAACGGCAACGGGTCCCACTAGCCCAAGGAGCCGCGATGGACCTGAAGACAACGCGCCTGGCCGTGGAGGTCAAGGACGCGGACCTCGGCATGGTCGAGGCCCGCTTCAGCACCTACGACGTCATCGACTCCGACGGCGACGTGACCCGCCCCGGCGCCTTCAAAGACGGCCAGCAGGTCCGCATCTCGGCCTGGAACCACGGCTCGTGGGGCTCGGCCCTGCCAGTCGGAAAGGGCGTCATCCGCGACCGCGGCGACCACGCGGTGCTGGAGGGCGAGTTCTTCCTCTCGACCGCCGGGGGCCGCGAGCACTTCGAGGTGGTGAAGGCCCTCGACGGGCTCCAGGAGTGGAGCTACGGCTACACGGTCGAGCGCTCGTCATTCGGGCAGCACGAGGACCGCGAGGTCCGCTTCCTGGAGAGTCTCGACGTCACCGAGGTCGCCCCCGTTCTCAAGGGCGCCGGCGTCGGCACCCAGACCCTCACGGTGAAGAGCGCCGACGGCGACTCGATCACCGTCGCCCTGCCGACCGGCGACGAGCCGGCGGCCTTCACCTTCGGCGGCAAGCAGTACGCCCTCGGAGCGCTCAAGCAGCCCGACCCGAACGAGGCCGCCCCGTCGGATGACGACGAGGCGGCCGATCGCAAGCGGCGCGACACGGACCTCCTGCGTCTCGTGGCGGCCACCCACGGATTCCCACAGGAGGGAACGTCATGAAGGCTCTGATCGAGAAGCGCAAGGAGCTGGACGCCAAGCGAGACGAGCTCGGCGCGATCTTCAAGGAGGCCGGCCCGGACCTCGACATGGACAAGATCACGTCCATCGAGGGCGACAACGCCGCGAAGGCGGAGCGGATCAGGGCGATCAACAAGGAGATGGAGGACCTCGGCATCGAGATCGACGGCCTGGCGGAGGTCGCCCGCGCCGCCAAGGCGCTCGAGGACCACGACCCGGAGCGCAAGGCGGGTATCCACCCGTCCGGCGGCAACCGCGATGGCAAGCTGAGCGAGGGGACCAAGAGCGTCGGCGACCTGTTCGTCGAGTCGAAGGGCCGCGAGATCAAGGGCGGCATCGGCCCGCACGTCGAGCTGGACGTCGAGGTCAAGACGCTCATGACGACCTCCGCCGGCTGGGCGCCGGAGACCACGCGCACCCCGCGCCTGGTGGACTTCGTGACCCGCCCGATCCAGGTCACCGACACCATCCCGACGCGGCCGACCGACCAGACGGCCGTCGTCTACATGGAGGAGACCACCTTCACCAACAACGCGGCCGAGACGGCCGAGGGCGGCACCAAGCCCGAGGCCGCGCTCGCCCTCGCCGAGCGCACCGACCCGGTTCGCAAGATCGCCGTCTGGCTGCCCGTCACCGACGAGCAGCTCGAGGACGTGGACGGAATCCGCTCCTACATCGACAACCGCCTGATGTTCATGGTGCGCCAGCGCCTGGACTCGCAGATCCTGGTCGGCGACGGCACCGCGCCGAACCTGTCGGGCATCCTCGACCGCTCGGGCCTCCAGACCCAGGCCAAGGGCGCCGACCCGGTGCCGGACGCGATCTACAAGGCGATGACCAAGGTCCGGCTCTCGGGGTCGGGCAACGGCGGCGCGATCCCGAACGTCGCCTACTTCCACCCGCTCGACTGGCAGGACGTGCGCCTGCTGCGGACGGCCGACGGCATCTACATCTGGGGCTCTCCGGCAGAGGTCGGCCCCGAGCGGATCTGGGGCCTGGGGGTCGTGCTGGCCGAGGGGCTGACCGAGAACACGGCGATCGTCGGCGACACGACCTTCACCGAGCTGGCGGTCAAGCGCGGGATCGGGATCCAGGTCTCGAACTCCCACTCGGACTACTTCGTGAAGAACCAGCAGGCGATCCGCGCCGAGATGCGCGCGGCCTTCGTCGTCTACCGGCCCGCGGCCTTCTGCTCGGTCACCGGCATCTGACCCGACCCCACTGACCCACGCGACGAAGGGCCCCAGACGGGGCCCTTCGTCGTTGAGGAGGAGGAACCCCGATGGGAATCATCAGCGGAGGGCAGGTCATCGAGGGCGCGGTCGGCCGCGACGGCGGTGACCTGCTGTACGAGTACGACTTCGCCGTCGACGGCGGCGCGGTCGGCACGATCAACCTGCGCGGCCCGCGGCTTCCGAGCGGGTTCGTGGTGCTCGACTCGGTCGTCGAGGTGCTGACGGCGCCGACCTCCGGCGGCGCGGCCACGCTGGCGGCGACGACCGGCGAGGCGGCCGGCGACATCGTCGCGGCCGCCGCCATCTCCGGCGCGCCCTGGTCCACGACCGGCCGCAAGGCGGGCACGCCGGTCTCGGCCGCGACGTCGGTCAAGACCACCGCGGTCCGTACCCCGGCGCTGGTCGTCGCGACCGCGGCGCTGACGGCGGGCGTGATCCGCGTGCGCCTGTCCGGCTACGACGCGACGAGGAGCTGATCATGGGGCTCGAGATCGACAAGCCCCAGGCGGGCGACAAGATCACCATCGACCGCACGCTGTGGCTCACGGCCGAGCGCGACCGGGTCGTCGAGGACGGCGACCCCGCCGCGGCATTCCTCTACGCCACCGCGGGCAAGCGCGTCTCGGCAGAGGAGGCCGAGCGTTTCGGCGCCATGCCGGCGAAGTCGGAGCGCAAGAAGGCGGATCCCTCCGAGGACAAGCAGGCTTCCCCGGCCGAGAACAAGTCCTCACGGCGGCGGAGCGCATAGCCCGTGGCCGCAGGGGACCTGACGACCCTAGCGGCCGTCAAGCTCCACATGGAGACGACCTCCGGCGTGCTGGACGACCTTATCGCGCAGGTCATCACCCAGGCGTCAGAGGCGATCCAGGTCTGGAGCGGGCGGGAGATCGTCTCGCTCGACGCCGTCGGCACCACTCGCACCTTCGACATCTCCGACGACCTGCTCTCCTGCCGCTACGGTGAGGACCGGGTCATCGACGTCGGTGACCTCGCGGCGGTCCCCACGGCGGTCACCGTCTACGACTCGAACAACGTCCTCGCCTACACGGCCACCGTGGCAAGCGACATCGTCGCCCTGCCGCGCGTGCGCCGGCCCGACCGCCCGATTCGGTCTCTGCGGCTCGCGCCGGGCGTCGTCCTCGCCCCCGGGGGGACGCTCCGCGTGACGGGGACCTGGGGCTTCCCCCAGGTCCCCGAGTTCGTCGAGCGCGCTTGCATCCTCACCGTGCGCGCGTGGCTGCGCTCCGACGCCGCGTCATCGGCCGAGTACGGCTACGAGGACGGAGGCCGCGTCGTGCAGACCACCCCGGAGGGCGGCTGGATGCTCCCGATGGCCGCCAAGCAGCTCCTGGCGCCCCTTCGGAGGATCATCTGATGCCCGCGAGCGCGATCCCGGTCGTCAAGGCGGCCCTCGTCTCGAAGATCCAGGCGGCGCTGCCCGGCGTCCAGGTGACCTGGTCGGTTCCCCGCGGCGACAAGGACCGCGAGTGGGTGATGGTCGGCAACGTCACCGGCGACCAGATCGCGGCCGCCCACGGCCGCCAGCGCCGTGAGGAGAACTTCCGCATCGAGGTGTTCGTCTCGATCGTCAAGTCCGACGTCGAGTCCGCTCAGGCCATCGCCGAGCGCGCGTATGAGCTGCTCGCCACCGGCATCGAGGCCCCGCTGCGCGCCGACGAGCTGCTCGGGCTGACCACAGCCGGGCCGCTCCTGTGGGCGCGCGTCGAGAAGACCGACCTCTCCGAGGGCCTGGCCGGCGGCGAGCGCTGGGCCGAGATCACCGTCCACATCGTCTGCAAGACCCGGATCTAGGAGACCCCGATGATCGTCCACTATGGCGGCCCGGTGGACCGGGTCGACCTTCCCCTGCCCAACGGGCGGACCGTCACCGTGGCCAATGGCCACGACATCGACCTCTCCGAGCACCTGCCGGCCGCGCAGGCCAAGGCGCTCGGGAAGTCCCTGATCGAGCAGGAGGTGTGGACCGAGGCGAAGCCCGCCGACGCCAAGCCCTCCGAGAAGAAGGAGGACTAGGTCATGGGCAACCGCTCCGGCCTCGGAAGCGCTCTTGGCTTCAAGGCCGAGACCACCTATGGGACCTACGTGGTCCCTGACCGGTGGCTCGAGTTCAACTCCGAGGGGCTGGTCTACAACCGCGAGAAGATCGTCTCGTCCGGCATCCGCCGCGGCTCCTACGTCCAGCGCGCCGCGCGCTGGGCCGTGAACCGCAAGGGCGGCGGCGGCCCGGTGACCCTCGAGTTCGCCACCAAGGGCTTCGGCCTGCTCCTCAAGCACGGGATGGGCGTCGTCGCCATCACGACCCCGGGGGGCGGTGTCAACACCCGCCTGCATACGCACACCCTCGGCGACCTGGACGACCTGTCGCTGACGATCCAGAAGATCCTCCCGGACGTCGGAGGCACCGACCGCGCCTTCAGCTTCCTCGGCTGCGTCATCATCGGATGGGAGCTGTCGGTGGACGCGGACGGCCTGGTCACCTTCTCGCCGACCTTCGATGCGCAGGACATGACGACCGCCCAGGCGGCCGCGACCCCGAGCTTCCCTTCCGGCGACGAGTTGTTCAGCTACCAGCAGGTCGCCGTCACCGTGGACGGAGTCGCCGCGACCCCGACCGCGGCCAGCTTCTCGGTCTCGCACGCCATGAAGACCGACCGGTACTTCGTCCAGGCGAGCCCCCTCAAGAAGCGCCCGGTGCGCAACTCCAACATGGAGCTCGGCGGCTCGGTGACCTTCGAGTTCGAGTCGATGACCCAGGTGAACCACTTCCTGAACGCCGCCCCCGGCGCCGAGATCCCGGTCGCCATGACCGCCACCGGCGACGTGATCGAGGGCGCGCTGAGCTACCAGCTCGGCGTCACGGCCGCGAAGGTCGTCTTCGACGGCGAGGTCCCCGTCGTCGCCGGCCCGGACGTCATCACTCTCACGGCCCCCTTCACGGTGGTCGACAACGACGTCGCCGAGCCGCTGGTGGTGAGTTATCAGACGACCGACACGGCGAGCTGAGGCATGGACGCCCGCGTCCGCATCGAAGGGCTGCGGGAGTTCCGTGCAGCCCTTCGCAAGATCGACCCCGTCCTGAACAAGGGCCTGCGCGAGGGGCTGAAGGACGCCGCCCAGATCGTGGCCTACGAGGCGCAGCGCCGGGCCCCGGTCCGGTCTGGCGCCACCAGGGCATCCGTCAGAGCTTTCGCGACTGGCAACCGCGCCGGCGTCCGCGTGCTCGCGCGACGCGCATCGCGTGCTTATCCGGCCGGCTACCCGTACCCGCGCAGGCTCGAATACGAGGGCGGCGGCCGGCGGGCCTTCGTGGGGCCGGCGCTCGAAGCCAAGCGCGACGAGGTCGTGCGGCGCCTGGAGTACGCGCTCGACGACGTCGCCGAGATCTGGGAGGGCTGAATGGCAACCGGGGACATCACGATCCGATGGGGTGACGCCACGTACACGGCAGGCGACCTCACCGCGGCCGACATGATCGCGATGGAGCGCCAGTTCGGCGTCGCCTTCCCTGATCTCGACTTCCGCTCGATCGAGGTCGCGGCGTGGATGGTCTGGCTGGTCCGACGCCACGACGACAAGGACATCGAGCTGGACGCGGTGACGACGGTCATCACCTTCGCCGATCTCGAGCGTGGCGTTGCCGAGGAGGAGCAGAAGCCGGTCCCTCCTACCAGCAACTCGCGCAAGCCCGCCAGGCGGTCCGGCGCGAGTGGCAGCCGTGGCACCAAGCGGTCTTCGGCGTGAAGCCCTGGGAGATGGACGGCTTCACCCGGGCCGAGCTCGACGCGATGGTCGCCGTCAACGAGGCCATGAAGAACGCAGAGGCCGTCTAGCTCGATGAGCACCCGGCGGCTGGAGGTGGTGATCTCGGGCGATCCGAGTTCGCTCAGCCGCGCCCTGGGGTCGGTCCAGCGGGACATGGGCAAGGCCGAGACGGCCTCGGAGAAGCTCGGGCGTCGCTTCGGGAGCCTTGCACGGAGCGGCGCCCTCGCGGCCGGCGCCCTGATCGGGGTTACAGCAGGTCTCGGTGTCCGCGAGCTGATCGAGGGCGAGAAGGCGGCGGCTCGCACTCAGAACGTGATCGAGACCACCGGCGGCGCCGCCAACGTGACCGCGCAGGAGGTCGCCGATCTCTCGTCCCGGATCCAGGACCTCACCGGATCCGAGGACGACCAGATCCAGACGGCCGCCAACCTGATCCTCACCTTCAAGCAGATCCGCAACGAGGCGGGCGCCGGCAACGACATCTTCGACCAGGCGGTCGCGGTCACCAACGACCTGTCGGTCGCGCTCGGCAAGGACCTCAACAGCTCAGCGTTGATGGTCGGCAAGGCCCTCAACGACCCGATCAAGGGGCTGACCGCGCTCGGGCGGGCCGGCGTCCAGTTCACGGAGGAGCAGCGCGAGCAGATCGCAGCGATGGTCGAGTCGGGCAACGTCATCGGCGCCCAGAAGATCATTCTCGCCGAGCTGACCGGCCAGGTCGGCGGCGCGGCGGCGGCCGAGGGCGAGATCACCGAGGCGACCCAGCGTGCTCAGCGCCAGTTCGAGGACATGGCCGAGTCGCTCGTCGCCCGCGTGCTCCCGGCGGTGGTCAGCCTCGGGAACTTCGTCACCGAGAACGCCCGCACTCTCGGCGTCATCGCCGGTGCCCTCGCTGCCGGGGGGGCAGCGGCCCTCACCTACGCGGGGGCGCTGCGCGTGGTGTCGGCCGCCCAGGCGCTGTCAGCGATCTCGTCGCAGGGGCTGCTGAACGCGCTCAGCCTGAGCGGACCGGCGCTCCTGCTCACGGCAGGCGCGATCGCCGGTGTCGGCCTCGGCTATCTGCTGCTGCGCGACCGCACCAACGTCGCCGCTGATGCCCTTCGCCAGCAGATCGACCTCAACCGTCAGGCGGCCGACTCGCACCGCGCGACGGCAGACGCCGTGAACGCGAATAAGGACGCCCTTGATCGGCTCACCGGGGCGGAGATCGGCCGCCGTGAGGCCGCAGTCCGCGTCGAGGAAGCCACGCTGCGCGTCGCTGAAGCCGAGCGGGCCTATGGCAGGGGCTCAGTCGAGCATCGCCGGGCCCTCCTCGATCTCGAGCGGGCCGAGCAGGGAGTCACCCGCGCCCGCGAGGACCACATCCGCGCTGCCACGGAGGGGATTGAGACCACCAAGGCCGCCAGCGCCGCGATCGACAAGGAGGCGCGGGACACCCGGGCGGCGGCCGACTCTGCTCGCCAGAAGGCGGAGGCCGTGCGGCGCGGCATCATCACCGGCGAGGAGGCGGAGAGGGTCACCCGTGAGCTGTCGGTCGCTCAGCGGGCCGAGGCGCGGGCGAGCGAGACAGCCGCCGAGAAGCACGCAGCCAACGCGCGGCGTGCTCGCGAGCTTGCCGCTGCGACCGGCAGTGCGACGCCCCGGGCGCGTGAGCTTCGAGCCCGCCTGATCGAGCTCGCGGAGACCGAGATGGACCTGTCGCACTTCGTGGCAGCGATGAACGCCGTCCGCTCGGCAGCCTCCAGCGCCTCCGCTGCGGTGACCGACTTCGCATCCCGTGCAGCCGCTGCGTCTCGGGTGAGGGCCCCTGGCGGCGGTGGCGGCGGAGGGGGGGCTTCTCGCACGGTCACGACCACGAACCCCTACAGGCAGGACCAGGCAGGCCGCTCGGGCGCGCTCTCGTTCCCGCTGGCACCGGCACCGGTCGGATCTCCGGTGGCGCTCACGCGGCTGCGGGGACGCCGCGGCAGGATCGAGACGACGGCCCGGGCCAACGCGGAGCGCGACGCCCGTGCAGCCGGCGGCGACGAGGACGCGATCCGTGAGGCAGGCGAGCGCGCCGAGCTCCAGGCGCGCAGGGAGTCGATCACGAAGATCAGGGGGCAGATCCGCAGCCGCCGCAACAAGCTCGTCCGCCTGCTGGCGAAGTTCGACATCTCCGCGCGCCGCAAGGTGAAGATCCCGAAGAAGGGAGACGAGCGGGCAAAGTCGCTACAGCGCCGCGCCAACATGAAGCAGCGCGAGGAGGAGATCCGCGACGAGCTGGAGACGCTCGCCGCGGACTGGGCCGACCTCGCGGTCCAGGCCCGGGAGGTGGGCGACTCGCTCGAGGCCCTCGACCGGGGCGACGAGGCGCCCTCCACCGCCGACTCGACGGACCCATCCACGGTGGATGCTGGCCCGACCGAGCGCGACTCCCTCGAGGCCAACGCCGCACTGGCGGCGCTCACGCCCGGTTCCTCCGACGACATCGCCGCCGCGTCCGGTCTGGTCGGGCTCGCCGAGCGCGAGCTCGCCGAGGCCCAGGCGTCAGGCGACCCCCGCCGGGTCCGCGACGCGGCGAACGCGCTCGTCCAGGCCCGCCAGAGCCTCGCCGCCCTCAACCGCAACACCGACGCGCTGAACGCCAACACTAAGGCGACCAGACAGGCTTTCGGCGGCTCGGTCGCCTTCAGCTTCCGCGGCCAGATGGAGGTCCTGCGCTCCCTCGCGATGCCGTCCTCCGACCGGCTGGCTGGCGCGGAGGTGGGGATCTAGGTGGGCGTCGCCTTCGGACGCATCCCGGCCGTCGAGGTCGACGCCTTCCCGGAGACGGTGGGCGAGGCGGTCGCCCGCGTGGCCGGTGTGCCCGTGCCCGGCGGGCGCACCGGGCTGTCCGCCTCGCCGTCGCTCTCCTCGTGGGCGGACACGGCGGCCGAGCGCGAGCGCCTTCGCCGCCAGATGCGCAGCCTGCTCAACAACCTGCCGGCGCGCCTGCAGGGGGTCTACCTGGCATGGTCGGACGACCCGGAGCACGACGGCTGGTACGTGCCTGGGGCGGCCTCCTTCGACCTCGACGGCTCCAGCCTCGACGCCGCGGTCTGGAAGTTCGGCGCCCCCGAGCTCGCCCTGGTCGGACGCCCGCGCACTCACCGTCGCGCGGTCCGCGTCTACGCCCGCGACCGGCGCGTCGCCACCGAGCCGCGCGACTACCTGCGCCGGATCTACTCGACCAACTTCTCCGGCATGACCCCGGCGCCGGTGCTCTGGCTTCCGAGCCACGTCACCGACCCGCTCGTCACAGCCACCGGATCTCTCAGCCTGAGCGCGGCGCGCACCGGATACGACAGCGCCCAGATCGTCGGCGTGATCGACCCCGACCACCTGGCCGACGTCTCATTCGAGCAGGGGGCATCGCACCGCAACCGCGCCGACGTGGTGATCCGCGATCGCCGCGGCACCCTCACCGCCCCCACGGCCGGCCCGGCCGCCGGATGGGAGGAGGTCTACGGAGCCGACTGGCCCTGCGCCCCCGGCTTCGAATGGCTGGAGGCCGCCGACACGCCCGTGATCGAGAACGGGCTCTGCCGAGTGCGGTTCGACGCGGCGAACACCGACGGCTTCGTCCTCGACCGCTGGACCGGCTCGGCGTGGGCCGAGCAGGGCAAGATCCTCATCCAGCGCGTCGGCGCCTCCACGGCCTACTGCGACACGCTCGTGAGCGCGAGCGTGATGGAGTGGGCACCCGACCGGGCCGTCATCCGCGCCGTGATGAAGCTCGCCTCGGACGCCTACAGTCGCGAGGACGTCTACATCACCCTCCAGACCGGCTGGAGCGGCCCGCGCGTCGAGGTCTACCCGGCGCCCGTCGCCGCCGGCACGCCTGCCGGCGCCGGCGTCCACATCTTCCGCGTCGGCGCCCCCTCGGGGACCGAGACGGCCAACAAGTTCGACGCCAGCCTCCAGACCGTCACCGGCGTCCCGAGCTTCACCCCGGGCTCGGTCGGAGCGGCGACCTTCTCCGGCGAGAACTGGATCGTCATGCGCCGCACGGGCGTCAACAGCCTCCAGCTCGCCGCCCTCCAGAGCGCGGCCACCGGGCGCGTCGAGAACAACTCCAGCGCCTACGGATCGGCCCGCAACGGAATCGCCGTCCGCACCGCGGCCGGGGTCGGCTACGTCAGCGCCCACGTCGGCATGAACGCCGAGTCCGGCACCACCGCCTACGACTCGGTCAGCGGCCTGCTCGACGGCGCCCGGGACCTCGGCAAGCAGGTCCTCGTGGACACGCGCTCACCCCAGGCGATCGTCCCCCGCAGATAGGAGCACCGAACGTGTCCGACCTCCACGCCACCGGCAAGCCCCGGGAGGTGTCGATCGAGGCTGTCGTCATCCGGGCCGACGGTACCCGCGAGGACCTCGGGACCATCTCCTACTGGCACAGGAACCCGATCCGAAGGTGGCTCTGGGCCATCATCCACGCACGAGGAGGCAACCAGCGATGAGCGAGAAGTACGACCCGACAGCCCCCGATCAGCACGCCCAGCACCTGTTCGACTCGGCCGACAACCCGAAGGCCCTCCCGGCGCTCCACGCCTGGCTCTCGGGGCGCAACGTGGACGCCAACGTGACGCCCCACGCGGAGATCCGCCGGATGCTCGCCGAGGAGTCCGAGCGCGAGCTGGCGGTCCCCGATGGCGTGCGCGCCGCAACCGACGCCGCGAAGGCATGGAAGGAGAAGGACTGACTCATGCCGCCGGAGTCTCCATGCTGAGTTCCGCGGCTGCCTCGTCGGCGCGCGCCGCTTTCACGAAGAGAAGCGGACGCACGGCTGTGAGAAGCGAAACGACGTCGCGACGCCTCGCGACCGTCCATGTCCAGGTCGGCTTTCGGTTGCCTCGCGGCTGGTACGGGCCGCTGAGCCGCCCTCCCAGCGACCCCATCCATTCCATAATCGGTTCGTCGGTCATCGTCACCTTCACCGACCACCGACCTTCTCCCGACCGGAGAATCGACCCTTCTCCGTCGATGATGCCGGCCAGGTATCCCAGCCGTTCCGGCGATTGCGGCAGCCTGAGAGTCGGAGACCAAGCGTATCCGGCTGCGTGTCCTGCCTTGTATCCGAATCTGCGGTTGAAGAGACGGTACAGCGCCGACTTGTCGCGCCCGGTTTCCCGAGCGAGTTCGGCGACCGTTAGTCCGTCGACGGACACCCTCCGATACAGCGCCGCTGATTCCTCCGGCTTCAGGTACGGGCCTCTACTCATGGCAACACTATACCGAATCAGGAGGTAAAAACAGTGGCTACTGTGTTCACAAACGCGGGGCGCGCGATCACGACCAACCGCGTCAAGGGCTCCGGCACCGAGCCCGCCTACGTCGCCATCGGCACGGGCGCCGGTACGGCCGCGGCGGCCGACACGACCCTGTTCACCGAGGTCGAGTCGCGCGTCCTCGGCACCAGCACCCAGCAGACCACGACTGTCACGAACGACACCTACCAGGTGGTCGGGACGATCACCGCGACCGCCGCCCGCGCGGTCACGAACGCCGGTCTGTTCGACGCCTCGAGCGGCGGCAACCTCTACATGAAGGGGGACTTCGCCACGGTGAACCTGGCGATCGGCGACTCGATCCAGCTCACCGAGAAGGTTGCGTACTCCTGATGGCCGCCAAGGCGCGCAACGCCTGGTGGCCCGAGCACGCGGACCGGATGAAGCCGGGGCCGTGGCTGCGGACCGCCGACTACCTCGACGGCGCCTTCAAGAGCTGCTGGGGCGACGTCGAGATCGTGGACGACCCGGTGCTGCGCCCGGGCCTGGTCGCGTTCCGGGCGACCGTCACCAAGCGCGGCGACTCGATGACCCCCTCCAGCAAGCACTCCGAGGGCACCGACTGGACGGGCGTCGACGTCGAGTACGACGGCGACCACGACTACCAGGCCGAGGGCTCCGAGGGCTGGTACGGCGGCTCGTTCATCTACCCCGGCTCCTCCCCCTGGCCGGCCGGCTGGGTGATCCCGATGCAGATGCACGGCAACGTGGGCTCGAGCTCGCCGGTGGTCGCGCTCGCGATCGAGGGCCAGCGCCTGCTGCTCTACCGCCGCGGCGCGGGTCACTCGGGCAAGCTGGTCGCGGTCCCGGCCATGCGCAAGGACACGCGTTTCGACTACCGCTTCTTCGCGCGCTGGTCGCGCACCGACGGTCGGGCCCGCACCGACTTCGAGGTCCGCCAGGACGGCGGCTCCTGGCGGCTGGTGTCCTCCGACACCAAGCCGAACATGTTCGCCGCCTCCGGCGGACGCGCGGCGCGGCCGTACGTGCAGGCGGGCTGCTACGCCTCGGCCGGCAACCAGGACGGCGAGTTCGCCGTCATCCACCTGGCGGTCGCCCAGCGCTTCGAGTCGCGCGAGCTGCTCGAGCAGACCGTCTGGGGCGCGCCGATCCCGCCCGACGAGAAGCCGCCGCCCCCGCCGCCGCCGGATCCGGTGCCCCCTCCCTCGACGGACCCGTGCGCGGCGATCAAGGCCGAGCTGTCGGCGAAGGACACCGAGCTGGCGGCCGCGCTGATCGGCAAGGGCGTCGCCGAGTCCGAGCGCGACGCGGCGCTCGCGCGCCTCGCCGCCATCCGCTCGGACGTGGCCTCCGAGACCCAGCGCCACGGCGCCGCGATCGCGCAGGCCCTGGAGGACTGAGTGGCCCGACTGGTCAACATCACCCTGGGCCGGGTGGGCGGTCTCACCTGGGGCGCGGAGGTCGATCTCGACCAGCAGAACCCGGCGCCGGTGATCCCCGACGAGCCGGGCGATCCGGCTCCCGAGTCGGCGCGCGCCCGGGTGATCCGAGCCTGGTACGACAACGCCGACGCCCGCGACTACGTCCTCGGCGTCTACCTCGGTGGCGCCGAGGCGACACGGGTCGCCATCTCGCCCGACGGAGCGGGCCGCCGCGGCTCCGCCGATCGGCGCCTGCCGGGCGGCCAGCGCGTCTACGTGGACCAGATCTCGGCCCGGGTGCTCGGCTAGTGCCCACCGCGATCGGCACGCCCGTCACCGGGCAGGGGTCGTCCTCGACCCCGACGCTCAGCGTCACAGTCCCCTCGGGCTGCGAGTTGATGACCGTCCGGGTGCTGATCCGGGGCAGCGAGGCGACCCCCTCGGCGACCCAGGGCGGCAACGCCATGACGGTCTCGACCGACGGCACCACGGCCGCCGATCAGCAGCACAGCTCCACCCTGCACACGACCGTCTTCCAGTACGCGAATCCCGCGCCGGGGACCGTCAACGTGGTGGTGACGCTCAGCGCCGCGCGCAACTACGTCATGCGCGTCGACTTCTACGACGACTTCAACGCCGCCGCCGGCCCGGCGGGTAACGGTGTCCTCGGCGTCGTGAAGGGCGGCTCCTCCTCGGTCAACCCGACCGCCCTCGGCACCTTCGCCTCCGCCTCGGGCGCCCTGGAGCTGTCGGCCATCGGCGCCCGCAACACCGCCGTCTCCCTCTCGACGACCGACGCCACCGAGCAGTTCGAGCTCACCCAGAGCACCCTCATCGGCGCCGGCGCCGCGCGCACCGGCACGGGCGCCACCGGCCAGATCAACTGGACCCTCAACACCGCCGACAACTGGGCGCTGGTGAACGTCTCGTACGCGCACGCATCGGCGACGACCTTCCCCCAGACCATCACGGCGACCGCCACGGGCACGGCTTCGCTCTCCAAGCGCGCCGGCAAGTTGACGAGCGCCACGGGGACCGGCTCGGCGACCATCGCCCGCTCGATCTCAAAGCCCCTGTCGGCGAGCGCGGCTGCCGCCGCGACGCTGGCGCGACGAGCCGCCAAGGTCATCTCGGCATCGTCTGCCGGAACGGCGACGCTGGCCGCAACCCGCGTGGTCCTGCAGGCGCTCACGGCGAGCGCCGCTGGTGCCGCGGCCATGCTCCGCCGGGTGGGCAAGTCGCTGGTCGCGACCTCCGGGGAGACGGCGAGCATCACCCGCGCGCAGACCAAGACGCTCGCCGTCGGTGCGGCCGGCAGCGCGGCGCTCGTCAAGCGGGCTGACAGGGAGCTCACGGCCGGCGGCACTGGGACTGCGACCGTCGTCTCGGCCCGGTTCTACACGCAGACCCTCGCCGCGTTCAGCTCGGCGGCGGCGTCGCTCGCGAGGCGTGCAGGACTCACCCTCACGGCCACCAGCTCGGCCACGCCCACCTTCCTTCGGCTGATCCAGAAGACCCTTCCGGCCACGAGCACGGCGATAGCGACGCTCTCGCCGGTCGGCAGCTCTTCCTACACGCCCCCCGTCCTCGCAATCGGAAGGCACTCGGCATGACCCGTCGCATGACCTCCGAGGGCGGCTACCGCCTGCGTCACATCCACCCGACGACGCGCTTTGCTTCAGAGGGCGCGACGACGACCGTGCTGGGGCGCTCCTACGGCTTCACCGAGCTTCCGGTCTCGACGCTTCCCGGCGGCGAGGACCTGGTCGAGGGCGGCTGGACCGGCCGCCTCGGCGACGCGGGCGAGTTCACGTTGTCCTTTCCGAACGCCGCCGGCAGCAAGGGCCTGTGGCGCGAGCGCTTCAACCCCGACAAGGCACTCGAGTTCGTCGAGATCTACGGGCCCGACGAGGAGCTTGAGTTCGTCGGCTCGATCGCCCGCATGGAGATCGACCGCGGGATGGTGACGATCAGCGGGCCCGACGCCTGGGCGCTGCTTCGCCGGGCGTACGAGCGCGACCGCATCTGGACGGCCGCGCCGCAGGAGATGCTCAACGCCTACACGCGGGTGCCGGTGGCCGCGATCTCCGATGATTTCGACGGGTCATCGCTCGCCGCGAACTGGACGACCTTCGTGGACAACACCGCCACCGTCTCCGGCGGAGTCATCCGCCTCAGCAACTCCGCGGCGGCCATCAACGGCATCTTCGACTCGTCCCTGTCGATCACGAGCGACGCGTGGCGGATCACGGTCGTGGTCGAGGGAGCCGCGGGGATCTCCTCGCTGAACGTGGACGTGGCAGCCGCCTCGTTCATCCTGGCGAACGTCAGCTACCAATCGCTCCCCTCGCGCGCGCAGATGGAGGTTTTCGACGTCCCTGACGAGATCTCTCGCGCTACCCCGGTGGCGCCGTCCGGGGCGGGGATCGTCACCCTGACGCTCCAGCGCATCGGCCGCTGGCTCGTCGGGGCGATCAACGGGTCCGTCGTCGGCTTCCTCGCCGCTCCCACGGCGAACCCGGACCGTCTGCGTGTCTGGTCCACCTGGTCCGCCGCGCTCCCGGCACGCCTGACTATCCGGTCGGTCTCGTTCACTGAGCTGACGCCCTTCCTGGCCCGCGGCGCCGACGTCGGCGAGTACGTGCTGCCCGGTGACTACCCGCCGACCGGTGGGCTGCGCGGCCGTTACTTCAACAACGCCGACCTGCAGGGGCTGACGGCGGCGACCCGCCACGCCCGCATCATGGCCCCTGACCGCGAGCACTACGCCGAGCGCCTGGACCCGGTGATCGACACCTCGGGTGGCCTGACGCTACCCGTGCAACCGGGCAGCGGAGCCGAGCACTTCTCGGTTCGCTGGTTCGGCGCGGTCTACCTGCGCGGCGACCTCGGCAACTACGTGTTCGAGACGACCAGCGTCGATGACGGCGTGCGGCTCTGGGTCGGCAAGACCGCCTTCTCTGACGCGATCATCAACTCCTGGGTCGCGGCCTCGGGCACCCAGACAGGCACCTGGACGGCGTCCGCGCACGGATCGACGGCCGGCTGGTACCCGATCATCCTCGACTACTTCGACGACGGCGGCGGAAACACGATCCGCCTCCAGTTCACCCCGCCCGGGACGACCTACACCGACCCTGGCGGCACCTCGATCACGGCCTCGACCAAGCGCGTCGTCCCCGCCACATCTCTCAGCCCGCTCGGCTGCTTCGACGGGCGCATCCAGGGCCAGTCGCACTTCGACGTCATCCAGCAGGTCGCGGCGCAGTTCGGTTACCAGGTGCGCTGTGAGCCGATGAGCCTGGAGTCGGGCGAGTTCCCCGGGCGCCTGGTGCCGCGCGCGCGCGTCGGCCGCGACACCGACGTCGTCCTGACCGTCGAGGAGGACGAGCACGGCGATCCGATCCTCTCGCCGGGTACGACGATCGACAGCTCTGACCAGACCCTGCTGCTGATCGGCTCGGGCTCCGGGATCGCCGACGGCCGCGGCTCGCAGGTCACCGCGGAGATCGCGGATCTGGTCAACCTCGATGCGGGCCTGTTCGTCTTGGAGGGCGTGGTCGACGCCGGTGACATCGGCCAGACCGCGCTGCTGGAGGCCCGCCTGAACGCCGAGCTGGCGCTGCGATCGTTGGAGTGGCAGGAGGTCCGGGGTACGCCGCTCGCGCAAGACCGCCTCGCCGTCACCTGGCCGCTGTCGGCTGCGCTTTCGGCGATGCGCTGGGAGCCAGGCGATGGCGTGAAGCTGATCCTTCCCGAGATCAGCGTCGAGGACACCGATCCCCGCCAGCTCCTCCAGGTCACGCGCGCCTTCAACGGGCTCGGGCGCACCGGCACTCAGGTTGCTTTCCGCCAGCGCCCCCGCTCGGCAGCCCGCTCGCTGCGCGGGCTGGTGCGGGCGTCTCTTGTCTCGCGGCGCTCCTACCAGGGCCAGAAGGTCACGCTCAGCGGGGCGTTCACCAACGTCGTAGGAGTCACCACCGCTGCGGGCGCCGGGTCAGAGCTATCGATGATGACTCTCCTGCCGCAGGACCGCGTAGTGCGCGCCATCGTGCGCATCGCGGTTAACACCGCCGCGCAGCCGCTCGGGCTCATGATCAACGGCACGATCCGCACAAGCGAGCTCGGCGGCCCCTGGACTGTCACCCCGGCCGAGATCGAGATCACCGCCTATGCGACCCAGGCCAGCGATACGGATAACCGGCTATACGCGCAGCTAGTCAACAATGGGGCGTCCGGCACGATCATCCAGCTCCAGCTTATCGTCGAGGTGCTCCGCTGAGCCCCGATCCCGGAGGTCAGTGAGTGTGGCCGCGACTCGTCTTCGCCTCGGGTCCGGAAGGCCCGCCCGAGCGCCCCTCGCGGACCACTCCGCCACCACCGGAGGGCGCGGATCCACCGCGCCCGCGGGCGCCCTTCGAGCTGTCGCCGGGCCTCCGGACCACGATCCTGTTCGGGCTGGGGCTGGGGGTGCTCGGCTTCGAGTTCTTCATCCGCCCGTTCCTCGGCCTCGAGCCGAACGCGCTCGCCGTGGCGGCCGGCCTGACCCTTCTCGGGCTGCCGCTGTTCCTCGGCCTGCCCGGGGGGCCGAAGTGATGGCCCGGATCGCGCGCCCCAGGCTGGCGGTCGTCTGGGTGGCCCTGACGATGAGCGTGGGCGCGGTCGTCAAGGTGCTCGACGCCACCGGAAGGATCTGATGTCCCCGCACCCACCCGAGGCCACCCCGCGCAACCGTCAGGAGTTCCGCCAGGCCCTCGCCGCCCAGCGCCGCTGGTTCATGTTGCGGCTCTGGGTCGCCGGTGTCGGCTTCGCCCTGGCCGTCCTGTTCGGCGGGCTCACCCTGCATCTGGCCAATCAGGCCCAGAACGACGCCGAAGCCGCCGTCAGGGAGGTCGGCGCGGCCACCCTCGCCACCTGCGAGCGTCAGAACGAGCTGCGCTCCACCCTGCGCGGCACGCTGGCGCGCGGCCGTGAGGTCCGGAGGGCCGAGGGGACGCTGACCCCCCGCGGCGAGGCCTTCTACGCGCGCGAGATCGCCGGTCTCGCCGACATCGACTGCCGGGCGATCGTCCCGGCTCCATGAGGAGGACGTGATGCCCGACCGGATCCGGCTCGTCTCGCCGATCCCCTTCCGCGAGAACTACGGGCCGACCTACACGCGCGACCGCGGCGACCGCAACTACGACTTCGCCTTCGCCTTCCGCGACGCCCAGGGGATGCCCGGCGGACCGGGCGGTGCGCGCGTCCACGGCGGCATCGACATGTTCGCTGACGGTGGAGACCCGGTCGCGGCGCCGGTCACGGGGCGCATCGTCCGTTCTGAGGGCGGGGGCGGCGTGGTCGGGCAGGTCTTCGGGGGCGTGATCGCAGTCGAGGCGCCGGAGGGCCACGCTGTGCTGATGCGCCACGTCAACCCGACGGTCCCGCTCGGGGCGGCGGTGAACGCGGGCGAGACGATCGCCACGGTGACGCCGTGGCAGAGCGGCTGGCCGCACGCGCACGTCGAGGTCTACCGGTTCTGGCCGGCCGGCTACGACTTCCGCAACACCATCGACCCGCGCGCCGGCGTCGAGTGGGTGAGCGCCGCCGAGGCCGCGCCAGAGCCGATCCCCGACTACTTCTTCGAGGAGCTGCCGCACACCGAGGGCGGCCTCGGGCCCGCGATCGTCTGGCACGGCCGCGGCTCCACCGCGGCCGCGGTGGCCTTTCACAAGCTGCGCTACCGCACCGTCTCCACCGTGCGCGACGCCGACGGGGTCGGCTACGTCCTGTGGTGGCTGCCGGGCACCTACCCCGGCGGCCTGCCGATCTTCGGCCCCTGGCTCGAGGACGGCGCGCGCGAGGCGAAGGCGACCGCGCGCGAGCGCAACACCGGCCGCACGATGCGCCGCTTTCGCGGACGCATCCGCTCCCTCTATCCGATCCCCGCGGTCTAGGAGGCCACGATGAAGCACCGCTGGCGCATGCTCTACGCGAAGGTCCGCGCCGATCTGGCGGGAACGCTGGCGACAGGCGGCCTGACGACCGCCGGCCTCTACGTCCTGGAGGCGCTGGATGTCGCGACGACGACCGAGGAGAAGACGCTGATCGTCGGCGGGCTCGGCTACCTCGGCGGCAAGATCGCCGCCTTCATGCGCCCCGAGACCGGGCCGGTGGTCGTCACGCCGACGCCGCCCACCTACGCCGGCGCGCGATCCGACCCGCACGAGGGCGCGACGCTCTGATGTTCGCCGTCGTCGTGATCGTCCTGCTGCTCGCGATCCTGCTGGTGCTCACCGGCAACCTGACGCTCTAGCTAGACCGCGACGCTCTCCGAGGTCACGGTCCCGACGGCCGCCGAGCGCCCGGTCTCCACGAGGGCCGCGTGCACGGCGCGCAGTGCCCGCGTGGCGGCGTCGTCCGCCGCGCGGGCCTCGACGGTCAGGATGACGTCGACCTCACCCGTCTGGAGGTTCCCGCCGACCGCCGGCCCGAGGATGTCCGGCCGGCTGACCAGCGCCTCGTAGAGGTCCTCGAGGTCATCGACGCGGGGATCCTTCAGCCCGGTCGCGATCACGCTGTAGGTGAACTCGGCCATCCTCTACCCCTTATACCCGTGTCGGCGCAGCTGCGCGAGAGTGTTCGCCATCGAGCGGTGGTCGCTCGGCGTCCCTGGGATGTGGACCATCCCCACACCGTCGGGGGCGTAGGCGCGGTAGTGCCCGCTCTTGAGCTGATCGACTCGCCAGCCCTCGGACTGGAGCGACTTGACGAGGCGGCGGATCTCCTTGGTGGCCATGGGAACACTATAAACGGTTTGACGGTCGCTTGTCAACGATGAGACGGATCGTTTATCGTGGGCCCGACCAGACGAGGAGGTCGCCATGCCAGACCACAGCGGGCCGCTCGCCGAGGCCAAGAGAGCCCACGACGAGGCGTATGCGCGGGCCGGCGCCGCGGCGCGTGAGCTCGAGGAGGCGCGGCGCGCGCGCGATGAGGCGCGGTCCTTCATCCACACGGCGATGAAGTGCGCCCGTCAGGACGGGATGACCTGGACCCAGATCGGTGCGGCCATCGGCGTCAGCGCGCAGGCCGCATCGCAGATGTTCAAGCGCTACGCGGAAGGGCGCTAGCTGGGCTCGCCCGGCCGCGAGATGGGCCCCCGCGGCCGGGCGAGGATCGGAGGCTCAGACCGAGTCGAGGATCTCCCGGCGCTTCGACTCGAACTCGTCCGGTGAGATCAGGCCCTGGTCGAGCATCGCCTGGAGGCTGCGCAGGCGCTCGGGCGCGCCGGTCGGTCCGGCCGGGGCGTCGACGCGGGGAGGCCCGTCAGAGATCCGGCTCCGCACGTACTCGCCGATCTCGGCTACCCGCTCCTTGGGCATCACCTGCTTGATCACGGCCTTGTTGCCGGAGACGAAGATCACCAGCGACCCGCTCGTCATCTTGGTCTCGGTCTGGATCGAGCTGACCTTCGAGTAGGGGAAGTCCTCCTGTCGCGAGCGCGCCATCCCCTTCTCGAAGAAGAAGAGCCGGCGCTCGGTGACGACGAGCAGCCCCTGGCGGCCGTCGTATCCGCCGGCGGCAAGGTTCAGGACCATCTCGCCTTCGGCGAGGAGCTCGTGCACCGCCTTCAGCTCCCGGCGTACGCCGATCGTGTGCCGCAGCTTCTGGCGCGCCAGCTCCCGAATCTCCGCGCTGAGCCCTTCACCGATATCTGCCGGCTCGCCGTCGTCCAGCGGCACGGCGTCTTGGCTTTCGGTCTCGGACTTGCCTCTCCTGAACCCCATCGCCTGCCTCTCCCTCGCTCGCTAGTTCACGACCTTCGGGCGCCATCCATCCGTCCGAACGCACGTTCTATCCTGCCCTGCCCATCCCCCGGAGAGGAGGGCGCGATGATCGACCCGGAGACCCTGGCCGGCTTGCCCATCGAGGCGCGCGAGCGGATCGCGTACCAGCTCATGGCGGATGCCGCCTACCAGGCGGCAGGTGTCCTCGGCCCTACGCACCCGCACTCTTGCGCCCTGGACGAGATCGGCTCGCTGTACGATCAGCGACCTTCTCTCCGAGCTGTCGCGCCTTCCGGTTCGCCTTCACCGGATCGGTCGGGGAACTTGCCGATTCTTCGGTTGCTTCCACCTCTCGGATGATGTCGGCGGGGGTGCTCGCGTAGAGCACCAGCATCCGCAGGAGGGCGAGAGCGTCCGGCTTGTTCAGGCCGGACTCCCATCGGTAGATCTTGTTCTCGCTCTCGCCGATCGCCTCTCCCACGGCCCGCCGGGTTAGACCGGCGGCGTCGCGGCGTCGGCGCAGGACTGCTCCGAGGTCAGGCACAACCGCATAGTCAGATACGCCGATGCTAATCGCAACCGGCTGATCTGCCGATGTGGGGTTGACTATGTACATCTGCATATGTCAGTCTGCCGCACATGACCACCGCAGAGCGCATCCGCGAGGCCCGAGAGGCGTGCGGACTCAGCCAGGCGAAGCTCGCCGCGCTGATCGACGTCTCCCCGGCGACCGTCTACCGCTGGGAAACGGGCAGGTCGGAGCCGCCGATCGGTTCGGCCGGTCAGATGGCCCGCGCCCTGGGTGTCGCTCTGGACTCGCTGTACGTCCACGAGCAGGACGCTTCCACACCCGCCGAGCCCGCTGGGAAAAACGCGGCGGCGGCATGAGCACGACCCACAACGACAACGCCCCCGGATCCCCTGCTTTGGACGGCCAGGGATCCGAGGGCGCCGACAGAGGAGAAGGATACATGGCCGGCAACAGGAATTCGGGCCGCCCGCCCTCGCCGCGCGCCCTGCGCGAGCTGGCGACGCTCGACATGGTCGACACCGGGCACGAGCTGGCCGAGATCGACGGGCTGCTCGGCTCGGCGATCCGGCTGCTCTCGCACGCGCAGCGGCGCGCCGCCCACGCGGCCACGACGAACACGCGGGCGCACCTGCGGGTGATCCGCTCTCACGAGCGCGACGACGCTCCGTACGAGGGCGTCGAGCGGCGCCACCTGAGGGTCGCCGCATGAGCGCCCTCATCATCCTGCTCGCCTTCCTCGCCGTGCTGCTGTTCATCCAGGTGGTGGAGTCGTGAGCGGCCGGCTGTTCGCGGAGGGCCCGGAGGGCGCGACGATCTCCGCCCTGTACGACCCGGCGACCTACCCCGGGGCGCCCGGCGAGTCCTGCCGCGCCTGCACGGGCAGCGGCCACCGCCACTCCCGGATCGCCGGACGCTGGTACCTGATCGAGTGCTCGGTCTGCGAGGGCGGCGGGACCGTGACGTCCGTGTCGATCGGGAGGGCCGCGGCGTGAGCGCGTACTACGTCGGCGGCGAGGGCCGCCACTACGAGCCCGAGGCCCCCGAGGACTACTGCCCCTGCGCGGACGCTGGCCTCGTCGAATGCTACTGCGGAGGGCTCATCGGCCTGTCCGAGGCGCGCGAGTGGCTGGTGGGTCAGGGCGTGCTGGACGCCTTCCGCCTCTACGCCGACGAGATCATTGCCGAGGTCGAGGCGCGCCACCCGGAGAAGTTCGCCGGCTGGTACGACGAGACCCTGGCCGACAAGGCGTCCGAGCGTCTGCGCGGCCCGGACTACTCCGCGATCGTCGGGAGGGCGGCATGAGCCGCTACCGGCACCGCATCCTGCGCGAGCGCGAGGAGGCCGCGAAGGCCGCCGGATTCGCGTCGCTCGCCGACTACGAGGTCTACCTCGACGACCCCGACGGCGGCCGCCACCCGGTGAGGGCGCACCTGGCCTCGCTCGGGATCGATCCGAGCCCCGTCGAGTTCCCCGTGTCGGCCGTCGAGGCCATGAGCTGGGAGGCGTGAGATGAGCACTGCACTCGCAACCGTGCCCGCTGCCCAGCCGGGCGCGATCACGGCCATCAAGCAGATGTCGCCGGAGCAGGTCGCGGTCATCAAGCAGACCGTGGCCCAGAACGCGACGGATGCTGAGCTGGCGATGTTCCTCGAGCTGGCGAACCGCTACCAGCTCGACCCGTTCGCCCGCGAGATCTGGTGCATCTGCGAGACCAAGAACGGCCAGCGCACCACGAACAGCGACGGCACCATGAAGCCGGCGCAGATCATGGCCTCGCGCGACGGCTACCTGGCGATCGCCAACCGGCACCCGCAGTTCGACGGCATGGAGTCAGACGTCGTCTGCGAGGGCGACACGTTCATCCGCAAGGGTGGGCAGGTCGAGCACTCCTACGGCGCCAAGCGCGGCGCGATCATCGGCGCCTACGCGCTGGTGTACCGCAAGGACCGCACCAGGCCGGCGTACTTCTTCGCCCAGTGGTCCGAGTACGGCGCCCGCAACGCCGGCAACTCCTGGTCGCCGTGGTCGAAGTACGCCTCGGCCATGAACATCAAGGTCGCCGAGGCGATGGCGCTCAAGCGCGCCTTCTCCATCTCGGGGCTGGTGACCGAGGAGGAGATGGGCATGACCGACGCGCCCGTCGGCGCCAACGCGCTCGCGCTCCAGGAAACGGCGTCCACGCTCCCGCCCTTGGCCGACGTCGAGGGCTTCGCGGCGCGTTACGAGGCCATCGTCGAGCACATCCGGGCTAAGGGCCTCGATGCCAAGACGGTCTGGGCGGAGGCAGGCGTCTCGGCGCAGCGCGAGCTCGATGACGACGAGGTCTACCGGCAGGCGCGCTCCGCTGTGGGCGACGACCCGGACGACGACCCGATCGACGGCCAGGCCGAGGTGGTCGACGAGCCCACCGGCGACGCCGCGGTGGCCGATCAGATCGGCGACGAGGTCTTCTCCGGCCGCGATGCCGACCCGGACGCGGGCGGCGCGGCGTGACCGTCACCTGGCGCGAGGGGGAGGCGTGGTTGGAGCGTGACGGAGCCCCGATGGGCATCCCGTTCGACGTCCGCATCGCCTCTTCGTCCCGGCCCGGCCGCGAGTACCGGATCGCCCGCGAGCACCGCGGCGACGGCGAGGGCGTGCTGATTCACTCGCCGGCCTGCGAGGCGTGGAGGCACCACGTCGGTCGGCGCAACTGCCGGCACGTCCGCGAGGCGTGCCGCATGGCTGACGATCCGGTCGCGTGGTTCTTCGACCACGTCCTCGCCGTCTGGACGCAGGGCGACAACCTCACCGAGCGCGGGCGCGCCGCGCTCGCGTCCGAGATCTACCGCGCCCGTCAGGACGCGGAGAACCGGCGCGTGAACCTCATCATGTACCGCGTGCGCATGGAGGACCGGGAGCGCGTCGCCGCGATCCGGGCCCTGATGACCGACGCCGAGCGCGAGGAGTACGACGCGGCGCGCGCGGCCGAGGCGATCGCGAGCTTCGCGTGATGCCCCGGTACGTGGTGTCAGTGGCCTCGCGCGCGACCGGCTACGTGTTCGACGTGTACGGACCGTTCGCGTCGCATGAGAAGGCGAGCGAGGTCGTCCAGAAGATCTACCGCGAGGGCCAAGAGGCCAACGCCTACTTCGGCCAGGACCATTCGGTCGTCTCCCACGAGATCAAGCCGCTCCCTCGGGGAAAGTTCCGATGAGCGCCGAGGAGCTCGTAGCCGAGATCGAGGCGGCCGAGGACGCGGCGCGCCTGGCGCTGGCCGAGGCCGAGCGGCACAAGACGGCCGCCCTGCTGGCCGAGGCGCGGCTGATCGCGCTGCTCGGAGACGGGGAGGCGGTCATCGCCCCCTCGGGGCGCGTGTTCGCCAAGGTCGAGGGACCGTCCGGCGCGGCGAAGGTCAACGAGGCGGCGATCGACGAGCACGCCGAGCGCCTGCCGGAGTCCTGCCGCCCCCGTCAGGTCACCCGCTACCCGGGCGTCACGGCGATCCGCGAGGCCGCCAAGGCGCACCAGCTCCCGGCCGGGGTGGCGCTCGAGGACCTCCTGGTGATGGCGACGGCCACCTCGAAGATCGTCCGCCGCTCCCTGCCGGGCGTTCGGAGCGCCGCATGACCGACAAGGAGCGCATCGACGCGCTGCGGGCGGCACTGGCGCAGTACGCCTCCATCGACCCGGACGACGAGCCCTGGACGGTGCCGCTCTGGCAGCCCGCCCGCGACGCCCTCCGCGCCGACGACGAGGCCGTCCGGCAGGGTGAGCCCTGCCACATCTGCGGGGATCCGCGCAACTCCCCTGGCGGACTGTATTGCTCCGCTGGGCACCCGGACCCCGCCGAGTCCCCATCGGAGACTCGCGGCGGACTGATCCACCAGCCGACGCGCCGCGAGATGGGAGTGGATGCACCGGACTTCGGGCCGCACCTCGGCCAGCCCTCCCCGCCCGGACCTCCGGCGCCGCCCACGCGCGGCATGTGGGGAGAGGGTGGCGCGGGACCGGGGAGGGTCTACTGCGACCTGCCGCCCGACGGCTGGCGCTGCACGCGCGAGCGAAGCCACGAAGGGCCGTGCGTCGCCGTCCCTGAGGACTACACGGCGCTGGAGTCGATCGAGCGCCTGCAAGCGCAGGTGGTCCATCTGGCCGGGCGGCTTGGCGAGGCGCACCGCGAGCGAGACGCGCTGGCCCAGCGCCTTGAGTCGATCACCCCGGGCACCGCCGCCGAGCCCTCCCCGGAGGCCCGGGAGGCGGCGAGGGAGTGGGGCAAAGGACTCGCGGTAGGAGCGAAGGTCGAGACGCCCACGGGGATGAAGGGTCGCATCTACGGCGGCCCTCGCCCCGAGCCGGACGGGCGCGGGTGGTCGTGGCTCGTCTACTTCAACGGCGAGGATCGGCCGCGCTGGTGGATGGACTACGGCCTGCGCGTCCAGGCGGCGATCCGTGACGAGCTGGGGGGTGGGGCGTGACGCCGAGCAAGAAGACGTTCTCTCGCCTCGGGTGGTGGATGCCGGTCCGGGAGGACGGCGCAGACGGGCGCTGGCACCACTTCCGGGAGGGTGGTTCGAGGTGCGGGCGGTTCAGCGAGGGTCGCGTGTACGGGAACGCCGACGAGCGTTACCGGCACGACCTCCCTCGCCAAGGTGAGGTCTGCGACGAGTGCCAGCGAGCGCTTGCGGAAGGCGGCGCATGACCACCACCCAACGCCCCTACGACGGGTACGCCCCGTTCGACGACGACCCGGCCTACGCGCGCCCCCAGGACTACACGGCGCGCTGGCGCCCCCGGGGCTCGGGAGCTGCCGTCCTCTGGCTGGCGGCGGTCCCCGGGCTGGTGGCCCTGATCGTCTGGGCGGTGGGGCGGTGAGCCGCCTTCCTTCCGGGATGACCGTCCTCTCGATGAAGCGGATGGCCGATGGCATCAACGCGATGGCCCTGGAGATCTCCGTCAGCCTTCGCCTCGTCCACTCCTACAAGACGTACCTCTGGGCCTTCGGCGACAGCGACTCGGGGATGTGGACGTGACCCCCGACGACCGCGACCGGCTGCGCGAGCTGGCGGCGAGGGCTCCTGGCGCGCGCTTCATCCGCGGCTCGCGTCTCCTCGCCCTCCTCGACGACCTCCGGGACGCCGAGGCGCGGGTGGCGCGGGCGCGCATCGTGGCGGACCACTGGCGAAGCGGAGCGCTCAACTGGGGCGAGGCGCCGATGCCCGGCCGCATGGCGGCGCATCCGCTCTGCCTGGTGCTGGACGCCCTCGACGGGGAGACGGACCCGGCGAGGCTCGGCGTCTCTGCCGGCGTGGACTTCGACGCGCTGGCCGACCTCGCCCCCGACGAGACGGGAGGGGCTGGTGGCTGACGAGCCGCTCAGCGCGGAGGAGCGCGACGAGTTCTGGGAGGCCAGCGGGTGGGACCGCGGCGACATCCTTGACTTCGCTGGCCGTTACGAGGCCACCTGCCGCACCCTGGAGGCCGAGCGGGACAGGCTGCGGGCGGCGCTGGAGTTCTACGCGAACCGCCACAACTACGAGGAGCGGGTCCGGGAGTTCCGCGGCCTCTACGGCGAGGCGCGCCGCAGCTACGTGCAGCCCATCGAGGAAGACGACTACGGCGCCCGCGCCCGCGCCGCCCTCGCCCCCGACCCCCCGGCGGGGACGTGAGCATGGCGTCGACCCCGGCGATGGCGGCGGTGTTCGCCCCGCATCCCTCGCCGCTCCCGGCGCTGGTGTGGGTGCCGTGCGCCTCGTGCTGGGGACAGCGGCGCCAGTTCGTCCAGGACGCCCGCGGTCGTTGGTGGGGGCGCGACTGCCCGCGCTGCGAGGGCTCCGGCGAGGTGCTGGAGGACGCCCGGTGAGCTACACCGTCTACCTCGAGGTGGATCTGGGCGGCCCTGAGCCCTCGTGCGTCGAGCACGAGCACCTGAACTACACCTACAACGTCTCGCCGATGTTCCGGGAGGCGTTGGGTGGCGAGGGGCTGAACGACCTGCACGGCATCGAGGCCGGTGTCGCGGCCCAGCGACTCGGCCACGCGATCGGCCAGATGGCCTATCCGGGGAACCGCGAGAAGTACGAGGCCATGAACCCGCCGAACGGCTGGGGCGACCACCAGGGCGCCATCAGGTTCCTCCAGCGGCTCCGCGCGATCTGCGAGGCACACCCCAAGGCCCGGGTCGTGATCTCGTGACCCGCCGGACCCTCATCGCCGCCACGGTCGCGGGCGCCCTGGCCGCCGGCTTCTCGTTCGGCTTCGCGCAGACGCCGCCGACTGATCCTCGTGACGCCGACCGCGCCGGATCAGTTCGCCCGCCAGTCGCTCACTCGCGCTTCCTCCACGCCGTCGAGGGCTGGCGGGGGGCGCGGGCGCAGGTGCGCTCGCTGCGGGCGACGCTGCGGCACCGGCCGTCGGTGCAGGAGGCCCTGACGATCGCCTCGCTGGTCTACGGGGCACCCCGCGCCGAGATGGAGCGCGTCGCCTTCTGCGAGTCGCGCCTCGACCCGCGAGCCCGCAACCGCACGCCGATCTACAACGGCGAGCACGCGACGGGGCTGATGCAGACGATCCCCTCCACGTTCAGGCGCTCCCCGTTCCGCGACCTCGACATCTACAGCCCGTACGCCAACGCGCTGGCCGGCGCCTACATCTGGTCGCTGTCGGGCTCGTGGAGAGAGTGGGCGTGCAGGCCGTGA